TAATTACACATCCATTGCTCAATACTCATTGAACTAGGATCTTCTAATGGTAAATGATCTGCTCTATCTACCCAAATAGCATAATCAAATATTTCTTCATTTTGCATTGCAAAAAATTCACGCTTGTTACGCAAACCGCAATAGATATCGTGTTCGTCAAATAAGTTACGTCCTAAACGTGCTAGATCATCTTTACAATAGTTGTGTATCATATTATACCATTCAGTACGATGATTGTGTCTATCTGCATAGCACTCTTCCTCATTAGCGTACCCGTATTGATCTTTTAAATCATTAAAGATAAAAAGCTCTGAACAAAATTTGCTTGATGATTGAAATGTATATCCGTATGCTTCTAACATTTCGCATACAGTGTCTTTGCCGTGGCGGCCGTGTCCAACAATTAATAGTTTTGGTAGCACAGAATACTCCTTAGTAAATATAATTTATATTATATACTAATTCTGTACAGTTGTCAAGATTTTTTTACCAGCGTTGGTCTTTTATTTTCTTAGAATGTTTTGTTGATCTAATGGAATTCATTATTCTAAGCAACTGATTTGCTTTAACATTGGAATTCCAACCGTTCTTTGTACCAAAAGTTTTTGAGTATTCACATTCTTCCGAAAACTTTGCTGCGACTATTTTTTCTAAACACTTTAAATCGTCTTCACTCAGTGACGATATTCCTTTTGGTTCCATTGTGAAATCTCCTATTATATGCTTGTTCAAAACCTTCTTCATAATCATATAACGGAGCCCCATTGCATCCGTTTGCCCAAAGTCTTTTAAAGTAACTATCTGCTGATAACAATGCAGTATCATCACTTTCGGCAATGTGTCCTTTGACCATCCAAAACAGTCTATATGCTTCTTTGTGTGTCATACTGTATTTACAGTATATTTAGAGTTGATGCGCTAACATCGGGGTATTTTAGCCTATTGTGAATCCGTAGCCTACGCCACCAGCAACTTGCATTGTAAGTTCTAATTCAAGTTTTTCCATTTCAGCAGCAGCTTCTTGTTTAAGAGCATCGCCGTTAAGTGCTGATCCGCCTTGTGGTCCTGCGATTGTAGCAAACTTACTACGTGCTTCGCCTAGCATATATTTACAACCAGCAAGTGTATAATCTTTAATCCATTGACTTGCTAGATAGTCTTTAAGTAATTCGCTATCAGGACGATGATTATAAACATATAATAAAATAGTTTCGTTTGCTCTAGGACGTTGTAATAGTGTTAATTTTTTAGTTGTAGTATTCCATTTAAATTCAATAAATGATCCAAACATTCTACCTACTAGTTCTTGGTACTGACTAAACATATCGTATGTTGCTAGTCCACCTAAGTTAGAACTTGATAATAAGTATGCGTTTGTGTATGCTAAACTGAAAGGGTCAAATAAACTTCCTCCACCATTTTCGCCACTATCATAAAGTTTTATATTTACAACATCTCCAGTAGTTAATCCTGTGTTAAACGTAATGGTTCTTGCATCATTATCAGTAGAATAATCTGTAGTAACTGTTCCATTAATTGTTACTACAATAGATTGTACTATTGCTAAATTATAATTTACGTTGAATACTTGCTGAGAGTCTGTTGAAATTAGCGTAGTTGAATAAATTGGGCCTCCTGATGCTGAGGTACTTGGACGTGATCCTATACTTCTACGAAATGACTTACGAACTTCTACTACTTCATTTGGTAATGTATACTCGTTTTGATCAGGTACAGTATCCATAAACAAATAGCTTTCTTCTACTGAGTTATCACTACGTTGTCTAAATTTACTAAGCGATTTAGTTAAAGCAGTTTCGTAATGTATAGGGTCTAGTTCAACATCAACCATACCTCCGCCTAAGAAAGCATTTACATAGTCAAATATTGCTTGTTTTTGTGTTTGTTCAACTGCCATTTAAGTTTTCTCCGTCATAGTATTTATCGTAGTTGCTATCGTTACGATAAATATGTATATGCCAAGATTAAGTTTATATAAACCAGAACGCGGAAAAGACTTTGAATTCTTAGACCGCCAAATTAATGAAATGTTCACTATAGGTGGAACAGACCTGTTTGTCCACAAATATACTGGAACAAATGATGGGACAACAGAAAAAGATCATACGCAAATACAAGATATGGTCTTTATGGAAAATCGAGATCGAAAATACGATAAAGACATTTACACTATTCGCGGAATATACAATGTACAAGACATTGATTTTGACCTAAGCCAATTTGGTTTGTTCTTAAGCAATGATACTTTGTTTATGACTGTGCATATTCAAAGCAGTGTAGAATCAATTGGGCGTAAACTTATGCCTGGCGATGTCATAGAACTGCCTCATTTAAAAGATGAATATGCAATGAATGACTTTAGTGTAGCACTAAAACGGTTTTATGTCATTGAAGATATTAATAGAGCCGCAGAAGGCTTTTCACCAACTTGGTATCCACACTTATATAGACTTAAATTAAAACAAATAGTAGATAGTCAAGAATACAAAGATATACTCGACTTACCAGCAAGTGAAGACTATCCTGAAGATGGAACATTACGTGATATATTAAGTACTTTTGAAGCAGAGATGCAAGTTAATAATGCAGTAGTGTCCGAAGCAGAAGCAAATACTCCTAAAAGTGGTTATGATGTCGATAGTAATTTTTATACATTAGCCGCAGACGAAACTACAGGTAGAGCAAAATTACAGCAAGTTGATGCCGACGGTAGTACTATTACTGATAAAGCAACTCCTACATCGCACGGTTATAATGGTTTATTAATTGGTGACGAATTTGCCCCTAATGGTAGTAATTTTTCAAGTGGTATTAGTTTTCCATTAGGTAGTACAGAAGGTGATTATTTTTTACGTACAGACTTTTTACCGCAGCGTATGTTTCGATGGGACGGTAAGCGTTGGCTTAAGGTACACGATGTTAAGAGAGCTCCATTGAATAATGACACTCCAAATACATTACGTGGATCATTCGTTAATGACGTAAACACCTACTTGTATAATACTCCAATAGCAACTGACTTTATAAGATTAAATGTTGGTGCAACAGAACTTGAAACCGAAATTGCATATATGACTGCAAAATATATTCAATTAGAATTTACTGATAGCCTTGCACAGGACGGAAGGTTTGTATTAAACTATGACACTGCATCAAATACTAATATGCTATCATCGTATACAGGATCAGACGGCAGTACGCAATTTGTAAAAATTACGTTGCCTGCAAATGCTGTTAAATACGAAGGACTATATACATTAACCTTACATAATACACGAACACAGCAGCGACAATCGATATCACAGGCGCTACGACCACAGGCGGATAATTAATGCAACATTTTTATGACGGACAAATAAGAAAATACCTTGTGCAAATTATGCGCTTAATGAGTAATTTTGGGTATAAAACAGGTGACGGTACTGAGGTTAAAGTTCCGGTTATGTATGGCGATATTACTAGACAAGTAGGATCAATATTAAGAGACAATTCCGAAAACAAAATACCAAGTGCGCCGCGTATGGCAGTATATATTACTGCACTAGAAATAGATCGTGACCGAACTAGTGATTCTAGTTTTGTAGGTAAAAGACACGTTAGAGAACGTGCTTACGACGAAGCAGGAAAAGAATACGAAGATTTTCAAGGACGTAATTATACAGTCGAACGTTTAATGCCAAGTCCCTATAAACTAACAGTTAATGTTGACATATGGACTACTAACACAACAATGAAACTACAGATTATGGAGCAAATATTAATGCTGTTTAATCCTAGTTTAGAAATACAAACTACAGATAACTATCTTGATTGGACTAGCTTAACAACTGTAATGTTAGACAGTATTAATTTTAGTAGTAGATCTATTCCTATAGGAACTGAAAGCGAAATTGATGTTGCTAGTTTAACATTTTCGACTCCTATATACATTAGCGCACCAGCTAAAATAAAACGCCTCGGCGTTATTACTGATATTGTTACTAGCATATTTGACGGCGACGGATACGTTGACTTTGAATCAATGTTAGAAGGTACTAATCTATTCAGTATCGGAGGACACACTTCGTCTAGAGTAGAAGGTAATGACAATGTAGTAGATTCCGGAGTATTTCCAAATGACGGAAACGGTGAACTTGAAATATCTAGTCAAGTTACACGTCATTCAAAAGCTATAGTTGATAATCCGTTGCAAGAACGTATACTACTAATGAACGGTAATGCTTCGATACTTACAAATGGATTGCCAGGTGCTGAAAAATGGTCAACTTATATTGATGCACTCCCCGGAAAATATCAACCTGGTTTAAGTATTATCTATTTAAGAAAACCGGATATAAATGGATTAATTGCCGGAAGAATTACTCTTAATCCGTTAGACGAAACACAACTAGTTA